TAACGAGTTCAACACCCTTCCTTTTGCGGGTTTCCGTGAGAGGAAGGGTGTTTTTGTTATGTTGTTGAAAGAAGCAAGAGATGGATTTTTGTTTGATTGTGAGTGCAGACACTTGGCAAAAGGGTCGATTCGTAGTTAAAAATCTGGAAGGGGACACTGACCCGGTAGAATGAGTGTGTTATTCCATCTCCCCAGACCCAATTGAAACCTAGTTGCAGAAGGCCTCTGTCTTTCACAGAAATGTGATTGACAGAGGCTTTTTTAGCGCAAAAAAAAAATAACCTGACCCATGCAAAAGAGCACAGATCAGGCTGACGGTGGATATAAAATTCTAAAATCACGTTAAAAAGAGAGTGCACATTGTAAAGAATCTCGACCAAATCGCTCGGTGAGCTATTGAATCTCCTGCTCCAGCTCATCGAACAGTGCACAGGAAAAGAACTGGCCAAGCGTGATATCAAGGCCATCACAGAGTTTTTTGATGGTGGCGATGGACACACGCTGACGGGATGGGTCGAGCATACTATATACCGTAGATGGTGTTACACCGGCACGGGTCGCTAACTCGTTGGGGCGTATCCCACGCTGGTCGCAGAGTTGTTCAAAGCGTTTGGCAACGGCATCTTTTACAGTCATGATGAAGTTCACCTCAACATGATAGTACAGAAGTTTGCACAGGTTGGTATACGCAATTGCGTATATTATAAGAATGTTTTATGCTATAAGAGATACGCGGTTGCGTAATGATAGGCGAATGCAGTTATGGATAGGGTAAAAAAGTATCCTTCACATGGAAAATGAAAGACCGCGGCAAAAATCGAGCGTTATTCCATCATATTCGGCGCTTTCACACCCCTTATAGACACCTGATGGGAGAATATCCGGTTCATCTCCCTGCGCTTTCGGGTCAGGTCAGAATGCACATAGCGCTGCAAAGTGATATTGGCGTTGGCGTGTCCTAACAATTCGCTGAGGGTCTTTACATCGCACCCCGCTTGCAGGCAGGTGGTCGCAAAGGTATGGCGCAGCGCGTGCGGACGTACCTGCCGGACAGTTGCCTGCTTCAGATATGCCTTGATACTTTTTCGGTAGCAGCGGGGTTCAGTGGGCTTAGACTCATTGCTGGACAGAAACCATGTGGCATTGCTGGCGTTTCCGCGCAGCTTTTTCAGCGTAATAAGCAGCTGTTTCGGGATTGGAATTTCCCGGCGGGAAGTGCGGGTTTTAGGTGTTTGGATGACCACCTTTGTGTGACCGTTTCCGCAGGAAATTCGACAGACCGTCCGGTTGATTATCAGTGTACCGAGTTTCAGGTCAAAATCACCCCATTGTAGGCCGCAGATTTCACCAATGCGGAGTCCTAATTCCAGCCCTAGCAGTAAGCCGATTTTGCGGGGTGTGGGGCTCTCCTGTACATATTGATAAAGCCGCTGCTGCTCCGCCGGGGAGAGAAGCGCAGAAATTTTGTCGATGGCTTTTGGCAGCGCTACTTCTAACTCCATCGGGCGGATCAGGCGCAAATGTGCGGCATATTTGCAGATGCGCCGTAGCATTGAGAGGCATTCCCGGGCAGAGGAACTTCCCAGCGGTTTGTGTGCGGCATCTGCGGGCGCGATGATCTGCTGCATGGCCTGTTCCAGAAAGCTTTCCTCAAGGGATGCAACGGGCACTTCGCTCAAAACCGGAAGAAGATACTTGTGCAGTGTGTACGAATAATGCGCATAGGTGGATTCCTTTATACTGTTCCGCAAGGAGTGCAGCCACACCTCAGCCAGCGCTTCAAAGGTCAGGTCGGTCCTTTTCAGGTTGTAGAAACCTGCCTCCGCTTTTTTCTGGATCAGCACCCGTTTGACCTCTGCATAGGCCATACCATAAATATAGCCCCACTGGATTTTTCCTTCCGGCGTGCGTGCCTTGATGTATCGGCCTTCCCATCGGCCATCCTTGCGTTTATGTATGTTTTCGCCACGTCGTGCCATTTCTGTTTCCTCCTGCAGCTTGGACACCCACCTGACCACTTATTTTGTCTACCTTCGTTTTCAACTGGATTTTTCATGAAGAACTGAGCAATTTGCAAAAAGTTTCGGCTTCTGCGAAGTTTTTTCTAAGGCTGGGTGGGATCATTTGTGCTGAATTTGTAAAATAAACGCAAGAGATAACGCAAGAGATACGAATGCGTACCTCTTGCGTTATTTTTTTGCACATTTTAAGGAAAGAGGGGTGCGAGATGGCACGTCACATGACGCTGGAAGATCGGAAGATTCTTCAGGCAAGGTACGCAGACGGGCAGGCTGTCGCTGGCATCGCCCGTGAGATGGGGTTCAACGAATCCACCATCTACAAGGAATTGAAACGGGGCGACACCGGCGAGATGGACGCAAATGGTCGTGCCGGGTATAGTGCGGCAATCGGTCAGCGGAACCTGTACAGCCGGAAACTGGCTTTCCGGTACAGGGTAGAGCATAACCCGGCGGAATGAAGGATGGAACAAAGGTTTGAGCTGAATCGTTGCTATAACATAGACTGCATGGAAGCAATGAAAGAGTTCCGGGACGATTTCTTTGATCTTGCTGTGGTAGACCCGCCGTATTTTTCGGGGCCTGAACGCAGAGGATTCTACGGGTCAAAAATCAGCAAGATCGGAGTGCATCGTGACTATCCAGTTTCGCCGGAATGGACAAAGCCGGGAGAGGAATACTTCGACGAGCTGCGCCGGGTAAGCCGACACTACATTGTATGGGGCTGCAACTACTTTGATTATAGTTTTGCATCCGGGCAGATCGTGTGGGACAAGTGCAATGGAGAATCGAGTTTCTCAGACTGCGAGATCGCGGCGACGGATTTGTTCTCTAGTGTTCGGCTGTTCCGGTATATGTGGTCTGGAATGATGCAAGGTAAGAGCATTACAGAAGGACATATCATGCAGGGCAATAAGAGCCTGAACGAGAAAAGAATCCATCCAACACAGAAACCAGTTGCACTGTATGACTGGATTTTCAAAAACTACGCAAAACCAGGGGAAAAGATACTTGATACCCACTTGGGGAGCGGGAGCAGCAGAATTGCCGCTTATGAAGCCGGAGTTAACTTTATTGGCTTTGAAGTCGATTCTTTCTGTTTCGCCAGAGAGGAAGAACGATTCAAGGAATACACAAATCAGCTGAGTTTGTTTCATATTTGAGGAAGGAGGACAAATCATGACTGGCATTTTTGCGGCGGGCGTGGCCGTTGTGGTGGCCTGCGCAGCCGCTTTTGAAATCGCGGAGTACCGCAGACGGAAGAAGTTCCAGGCACATCTCCGTGAATGGGCACAAACCTATATTGATCAGATGAACCGGGAGGAAACCGGAAACAAAAGCTGAAAGAGGTAACAACATGGACAAACAGAAAAACATGGGCTTTTCCATTGAGCTGGAAAATGGACAGTGCAATATCAAGGTGTACGGAGATGCGAACACCATTGTGAACTTGGCAATCACTGCACTGGCAACCATGGTGGCAGAAACGCGCGAAACCAAAGAAGAAGCGGATAGCACGATGTCGGATGCGCGAATTGCTTTGATTCTGGCTCTTGAAACTGCGTGGAAGGACAAGGAAAGCTCCATCAAAGCCGCCGACGATGCCACGACTTCCGGTGCGGCACAGGCTGTTATGCAGGAGGCATGAGCATGGGGGATGTGACGGGCAAGATAGCGTATACATCACCGAAGAAGGAGTTTGAGAGCCTCCTGGTTCGGGCTATCGAAGGGCGAAAAGGCGGAATGGCCTTTATGCGAGTGCTGGAAGAAATCGGTTTCTACGAATCTCCGGCCAGTGCAAAGCACCACCTGGCCGTGCCCGGCGGGCTGGTAATCCACTCGCTCAATGTGGCAAACGTGGCGCTGGACCTCTGCGACAAGATGCCGCAGTTTGCAAAGTGCAAAAAGAACGATGTTCTGACAGCAGCATTGCTCCACGATGTCTGCAAGGCGGGAGATTATGTCAAGAACCCGGATGGCAGCTATCGCTATGAAGATACCGAGCTTCTGGGACACGGCGAAGAATCCGTCAGCATCATCAAGGACTGGATATGGTTGACCGAAAAAGAAACATGGGCAGTCCGCTGGCACATGGGAGCATACACCGGTAAACGGGACTGGAATACACTAAGCAAAGTGTATGACCGTTGCCCGGAGGCACTGGTCGTTCATCTGGCGGATATGATCGCAACCCATGTCTTGGAGGTCGAAGGTTGACCCCGCGGAAGTTTCATGTGTACCTCCCGAACGGAGACTGCATTGAATGCGAAGATGTAGCCGACCTGTTCAAGTTTCATGAGCCGTCTCTGCTGTCGGATGAGCTGGAACGGATTATAGATGGATTGAAATTCCTGTCAAATTGGCGGCTTGAAGTCTGGACAAGGATGAAAAGCCGGAGAAACTTCAATCCGCCAGAACGTTGGGAGCCGCTTCAGGACAAGCGGCGGAACGCTGTTCCGCTTGGCCGAAGCACATATTTATACAAGGCAAGGAAGATCAAGAGCTTGGCAAGGAGTACACATCCCCGCTGTGCCCCGCACAGAGGTGCAGTTAAAAACGGGGTGAAGCAGTGCAAGCACACGTTTGAAATTACCAGAAAGCGGTGTGCGCCGTGTTCTGGTTACGACACGAAGTGCGACCACTACAAGAGCGATGCTGCTGATACAAAACATCACTTGACACCGTAGAATTATGCCGCCCGCACCGCACAATGCGGAGCGGCTTTTATATGGCACGGAACACCCGCGTGGTACCGGGATGTTTTCAGTGGGGCAAAACCCCGCCCGTGCCCGTCTGTACATCATGGAAGCTGGCGCGTTTCCGATATGGCGCGTCAGCAGGGCGCAGGGGTGCTGTATAGCAGTGTCCTCCTTTCCACGGAAGCCGGTGTAAACCCGTGCTGCTCTGAGTGCCAAAACGTCCCCGCATGATCAAGTGCTTAACCGGGAGCGTCGCAGCGTGAGCGCAGAAACGCACTGTTCAATCCGCTCAGACCAAAAGCGGAAGGTCTGAATACCAGACCGCCTGCCGCTCTGTCAAACTCTCTTGGGCGGCGGGTTATGATATGCGGGCGCATAGAGGATGCACCTGGTTCTGACAATCCCCCATGACCAGGTGAGCCAGTTCGATGCTGGCCGTCCGTGCAAGATAAGAAACGAGGAAAAGAAAATGCGACCCGACACGATGGCAAAAATCAGCATTGCGGTTTCAACTGTGGCGCTGGCCGTGAATGTTACGGCAGCGTATGGGAAAGCAATCCGCATTGCCGATTTGGAAGAACAGCGGGATATTTACAAATCCCGTTCTGAGAACTGGGAGTACACCGCAAAAGAAGCGGCTGGCATGGCTGACGGTTTGAGCGCTGATCTCCGCAAATACCAAAAGCTGAATGGTGAACTGACCGTGGAGGCTGCAGGTGAATTTTTCTGCACTGCATATTGCACCGAAAAGCGGCCGCACATCTGCGGGACTGGTACGGGCATCACGGCCAGCGGAACGCCGGTGACGGCTGATCTGACCGTGGCGGCAGACCAAAGCATCTTTCCATATGGGACCGTCCTCTTTATTGAAGATGTGGGAATCCGCATTGTTCAGGATAAGGGCGCGGGAGTACAAGGAAAGCACCTTGATGTTGCTGTTTCCGGCAGTCATGAAGATGCGCTGAACTGGAATGGCTACGGTGAACACCGGGTCTGGGTTATCAAGGAGGCGGGATAATGAAAGTTTTAATTGCCTGCGAAGAATCACAAACGGTGTGTAAGGCTTTTCGAGCGGTAGGTCATGAAGCGTATTCATGCGATATCCAAACGCCCTCTGGAAATCACAAAGAGTGGCATATCTTGGGCGATGCTCTTGTAGCCCTGCGGGGGGGGCTTGTCGTGACGATGGACGGCACGACACACGAAGTAGGAACATGGGACCTTGTGATTGCACACCCACCATGCACTTATTTGAGCAATGCTGGGGCAGCAAGGCTGTACAAACGCTTTGATGGAAAATCGTATGTTGAACTGGAACGATTGAATAAAGGTCTGGATGCAAAAGAATTTTTTCTGAAGTTCTTTAACAGTAACATTAAGCACATCGCCATAGAGAACCCAATCCCGTCTGGGGTATATAGGCTGCCGAAGTACACGCAGATTATACAACCGTTTGAGTACGGTCATCCGTACTCAAAGAAAACTTGCTTGTGGCTGAAAGGACTGCCGGAGTTAAAGCCAACAGAAATTGTAAAACCGGTATGCTCATGGGTATCGGGCGGAAGCAAGAAGGCGGACGGAAGCCCAAGAGAAAACTGTGGGATGAAGTTCAGAGATAGCAAGAGAAAAAGTAAAACTTTTGAAGGAATTGCGCTGGCAATGGCGCAACAATGGGGAGAAATTGAGAATTCAGAAAGCAATCGCCATTGATTTTGATGGATGCTTGTGCGCGAATGAGTATCCGAAAATCGGAAAGCCGATTCTGCACGTTATTGATGAAGCCAAGAAACAGCAGGCTAAGGGTGCCGGGCTTATCCTATGGACTTGCAGAGAGGACAAGCTGCTGGAAGAAGCCGTGGCTGCCTGCGAAAAGTGGGGGCTGCACTTCGATGCAATCAACCAAAGCCTGCCTTCTTGGATTGAGGCGTGGGGCAACAATCCGCGCAAGGTCGGGGCAAATGAATACTGGGATGATCGTGCTGTGATAGCAGACCAGACCTGTATCCTGCGGAGCGATAAGTGTTTCAAGGAGAACCAGAAATGAATCTGCCGGATAAAAAATACTCGGTGATCTATGCAGATCCACCGTGGAGCTACCGCCAGCACGGAACCGGCCCAAAAAGCCGGGGCAACGCAGAACAGCACTATCACACAATGGACGTAGATAGTATCTGCGCATTGCCGATCCGCCAGCTTGCGGGGGGGGGCAGGGCTGCGCCCTGTTTATGTGGGCCACGTTTCCAACCATCCCGGACGCACTCCGGGTAATGGAAGCGTGGGGATTTGCTTATAAAACCGCCGCTTTCGTATGGATCAAGAAATATAAATCAGGCGGGAACTTTTACGGCATGGGCGCATATACTCGCGCAAATGCGGAGGTGTGTTTGCTGGGAGTGACACCAGGGTTCAAGGCAAAAGAACTGGTCAAAAGCCATTCGGTGCATCAGGTGATCGAATCACCGATACAGGCGCACAGCGTAAAGCCGGATGAAACCCGCCGCCGGATCGTTGAATTGATGGGCGATGTGCCCCGCATTGAATTGTTTGCCCGCCAGCACGCGCCCGGATGGGATGCGTGGGGCGATGAACTAGAATAATGGGAGGACAAGCAAATGAAAGGTTTGATCGAAACGCTGGGTGTTTTGTTGGTGCTGGCTATTGCTGCACTGTGGCTGTCACTGCTCTTTTTTGTGCCCGCAGCACTGGTCAAATTCCTGTGGCTGTATCTGGCCGGTTGAGAGGTGGTGCGCCGATGCAGAGATATTACATCTTGCTGAAAGCATCAGGCGGATATGAGCTGCCGGTGTGGCTGCCGTATCGGCTGGATGCGGACAGAGCTGACAAAGCCTTGGAAAAGGCCAAAAATCTGGCGAAGGCCTACTATCCGGGGTACACGATATTTGAAACGCAACTGATCGAGATGGAAGGGAGAATCGAAAAATGAAACTTTCCGCACTGGCGGCCCTGATCAAGGACACGGGAACCTGCGAAGTGATCCATGACGGTGAGCGGGTGTTCATCTGCACCGGTTCTGCGATTTATGCTATGGACGGCTACCCGAAAGCGAAAGACAGCAATGAACTGGCGGCTATGCTGGGCATTTCACAGAAGAAGATGAACAGCATTTATTACAACGAGGAACGCACCATCGACGGCAGCGTACATAGCATCAATCTGGCCGATGACCCGGAACAGGAATGGCCGACAGCGAAGCTCGATACGCGGCTGATCATCAACGAGGAAGAACACATTGCCCTTCGGAATCCGAACGGCAGCATTGGCTTTGTCCGTGCAGCTCTGCTGAAGCCCGTCGAGGGCGAACTGAACAAAGAGTATGCTGCGGTCGTCGTCCGGGAAGTCAACCGGAAAGATACCAGCTATGTTTATGCGGTCAAAGACGGGATGTTCCTTCGGGCAATCATTGCGCCGACGAATATCAATGACCGGGTGGCAGATGATCTCAATGAAATTCTTGCAACGCTGATGGAAAAGCGGCAGAAGAAAATCATTGAAGATACACTGAGAGAAGATGCTGCAAGAGAAGCAGCAGAAAACGAGGAACTGGATGATGAATAAGAAAACGTACCTGTGCAATCTGAAACCCGGTGAAATCTTTACGGTATTCGGCAAGCGCTTTGTGAAGCTGGAAGATAACGGCGATGATGGCAGCCTGGTTCTGGCTGCGGACATCTGGAAGATGATGCCTTTCCGCACGGTCAAGGACAGCGAGGAAGCGAAAGACCCGAACAATTTCCTGAAGAGCGATGTTCTTGATTATCTGGCAACCTGCCTCCCGGAGATGGCCGATAACGGTGCAGTTTACGAGGACTTCAAGCCGTTTCAGATTTCGCTGGAAGATACAACAGGGCAATGTGAGTACGGAGAGGTGGAAAACCGGATCGGGCTGCTTACCCTGCGGCAATATGGCAAGTATTGGCGAATGATTCCGGCAGTGGATGCCCCGTGGTGGTTGGCAACGCCTTACGGTACGCCGAATAGCTCTCCGCGCGCCAGCAGCACCAGCCACGTCTGGGACGTCGGTTCGGATGGCTCCCGCAACGGCAACTGGTGCAACATCTCCTGTGGTGTTCGCCCCGCTTTCAACTTCAACCCTTCACTCCTGGTCTCTGTCGAATGCGAAGATGCCGAAGAAACGGAGCTGTCGCAATACTCACTTGATGATCTGCTGGCAGAAATTAAAAAGAGAATCGAGGACTGAAAGATGGACGTAGTAACCAAAGACGTGAAGCGCCTGGTCAGAAAGGAACTTGCCAACGCGAACCGCAATTTTCGGATGTTCGCCAGCCCGCACGAGGGCTGGGCGGTGATCCGGGAGGAAATGCAGGAGGCGGAAACGGAAATGATCCTGTTGAAAGCTCAGATCGACCCATATTTTTGGAACTGCGTCAGAGCCAACAAGAGTATTCCGAAGATCGAGCTGAAGCAGGCGTTCAATCTGGCGGTTCGGCTTGCGGTCGAGGCAATCCAGTGTGCGGCAATGGTCCTGAAGTATGAGCACAGCCAGCACCGTGGATGGCCGGGCGGAAAGGAGCCGGAGCATGGAGAAGAAAAGCAGCTCTGACGAATTGATGGTGACAATCACCATGACCCGCCCGGTAGCGGAAGCGGTGAAACTGGCCTGCGAAATGTATCTGCGTCTGCACATGGGACAGTTTGAGGATTTGACCGAAGACCTGTGCATGGCAAAGTTCTATTCCGATCTGGAACGTAACGCATTCAGGACGGAAGAACAGTATGACGATGCCTTTAAGGCAGCAATCGAATGCAGAAATGTCATGCGTCATAGGCTGAATGATCTGTACAAGTGCTGCGTTTTCCCTGCCCCGCTTGAATACACGATGCGGATTCCGTACAGAGCGGAAATCGCATGGACGACACTTCGGTATGCACTGGTATGGCACGATCACCCGGAAGGGATTAAGTCCTGTGTGGACTACTACAAACCCATGAACCGTTCAGACCAGCCAACGCCGACCGTGAAGCTGACCGAAGTTCAGGACAACACAAAGCCTGCCTGTGATGGCAGATGTGCGAAGTGCGGGAGGTGCTGAGATGAGTGCAGCGTTATTCAATTTGGACGATGATGGAACGCTGGAAATCCTCATATCCAGAGCAAATATCAAGAAGATAACACGAGTGACGGTCGCAGAGCCGGGCAGAAAAACGGCAAAAACTTTCCTTCCCAATGTGCCGCCGCTGGAATCGGAATGGGAGTTGAATCCCGGTCGGTGCACCTGTGAGCATTTCCGTTGCAAGGAATGCCATTTCATTAACTGCGTGGCCGTTAAATACTGCGGCGAGTGCGGGGCAAAGATGAAAAATGCGGGCGTAAAGCCGGAAGATTTACCGCTTCTGCCGATCGACGAAGAAAATACGGGAAAAGATTCCGAATGGATGGAAGTGAAAAAAGATGAACGCAGATAAAACCTGTTGCACCTGCCGCTGGCATGACGGATTTACATGGGTGTGCTGCAATGGAAGGTCGGAGCACCGGGCGGATTTCACCGACCCGGAGGAAAGCTGCGGATGCTGGGAGGCAAGGAATGAAAACCAATCGGATAAAAAAACTGCTGATGGCTGAAGGGCTGTCCAGGAACCAAGTGAACCGGATGGTGCGTGAGCAGCGCACCGACGGTTCCCCGGATGTGAGCAACGCTCTTTACTATCACCTTCTCAAAAGAAATATTCCGCTGCTCAAAGATACAGGCAACGGCGAACTGCTGCCGCTGATGAGTGGTTTCATAGTAACCACAAAGGAGCCAGAAGATGGACAAGAAAACGCTGGAAACGTTGGCTGAACGATACCAGAAAAGAGCCGACCGTGCCTTTGAGAACTACCAGGAAACCGGGATCAAGCGCTATGACACGGAACGCAACAACATGGAGGATCTTGCCGATGCGCTGCGGATGGCGGCAAATGCGGCAGACGAACACAATGCCTATGTGGGGATGCGTGGATCGTTTGTCGGCCTTGTGACCATCGCCCAGAACATCGAGTTTGCAGCGGATGAGGAAAGCCGTGAAGAACTGGTATACAAGCTGGTGAAAACTCTGCTGGCCTATGGCCGGATGTACCACTGGATTTGAAAAAGCAAGCCCGTCGTTAAATTGCCGCCCTGACGAGGCGGCAAGGGGCTTGTATACCGTGGCTAAACTAAGGGACAGCCTGAGAGATCAGGATGGAACAGGATGAACCTTTAACCAGCGGGGAAAGGGAGTGCAGAGGGAAAACGAGGGCGGCGTTACACAAGCCTGCCGGAAGTACAAACTAAGGAAACGCGGCCCGGTGTTGTTCCTCTGCATCGTTCCCCCTCTTGTGTTTGTGGTCAGTGATAAAGAAAAATCCATGATGTTTGCGGAAAGGAGTGCGTAGAGAGTATGGCTTGCAGCTTTCGGGTAAGAGAACAAAAATTTATCTGCGGCAAGGACTACGATACGGCTCCCGCGATGCAGGCGGATTTCTTCTGGGTCAGTGAGGCGGAGCACAAGGCCAGCACCCGGAAAAAGAAGGAGCTGGCAACGAGCATTGCCAAGGAAGCATACAATCTGCGGAAAAGCGGGAGGTATCTCGGAATGTTGATCGATTCCAACTTTGTGCCGGGCGATTTTTCGATCACCCAGACCTACGACAACGACCACCAGCCGGAGCCGGGCGACCTGAAGCGGGTGGACAAGGATTTTTCTAACTTCATCAAGGCGCTTTACCGTCTGTGTGACCGGCGCGGCATTGAGCACCCGAAGTGGGTGTGCGTGTCGGAGTATTGCACAGTAGACCCGGAAACCGGTGAAATTCTGGGCCGCCACCATAACCACGTTGTCATGTCGCACCCGGAGGGGCTTACCCGCGACATGGTGGAATCCCTGTGGAGCCACGGGATGACCCGGTGCGAACCGCTCCATTTTGACCACAACAGCGTGGAAGGTCTGGCAAAGTACATAGTCAAGAACGTGCGGTGCAAACGGCACTGGCGGCAGAGCCGTGGCCTGAACCCGCCGAAGATGCCACGCCCGAACGATGGCAAAATGAGCCGCACAAAGCTGGACGATGTTTGCCGAAACCATCTGGAAGATCGGGAGTATTGGGAGAAAATGTACCCTGGATATACCCTTGACCGGTGTGACTGCATCGTTACCGGCAACAGCACTCCGCACCTGATCGTGCGGATGTATCGCAAGCGGGCGCAGAAGAACGGGAGGAATCTGTCTTGAACCGGCTGACGCTTGATGACTTGCCGCCGCGTTACCGTGCCCAGGCAGAGGCGCAGATCGCAGCCAGAAACAGGCCGAAAACCTCAACGCTGGAAGCTGCAGCATCCGCTGCCCGGAAAACGGGCCGGGAGTTTGACAGCCGGGGCGAGTATGAGTATTACATGGGCGTGATCCTGCCGAAAGTCCAGCGCGGTGAGGTCGTGAAGGTGGAATCACACAAAAAGTTTGACCTGCTGCCGGAAAAGGAGTACGGAAACGTGAAGCTCCCGGCGGCGCACTATACCCCGGATTTTGTACTGGTCTATGCAGACGGAACCGTTGAGGTCGTGGAGGTGAAAAGTAAATTCACCCGGCGGCAACAGCGGGATTATATCCACCGCCGCCGTATGTTCATCGACCTTGTGGCGGAACCGAGAGGATGGATGTTTACAGAGCGGATCACGGAGGATTCAGGAGCCGAACTGAAAGAATGGAAGCGCCTTGCAAAACAGGCGGGAAAGGGAAAGCTATGAGCAAAAGCAGAGTACGGACACCGGCATTCTACCGGCAGTCCATCCGTCAGAACGTTGTCCGGGAGGTCAATCTGGGCAGGAACAAGGAAAAGGCCAAGCTGAACCGGGAAGCGGTCGGACAGGTATTGTCTTACTGCTTCGTGGCAGCGGCTCACGACATCATGGACTTCGATGCGGGAAAGGCATCGACGCTGACCGTGAAGATGAACAACTCAGCCGGGCGATACACGCTCGACCGGGATAAATACGGCGCAAGAAAAGCCCGGATTATGCTGGAACAGCGCACAGACCCGCTGATGGTGGAGAGCTTTCTACTCCCGGCGGGCAAGATGTTCAAGACGGCAAATGACCGGGAAGTGCTGGCAGAACGCCGGGACGCGGCAAACATGGTGATTCGCTTCTGCGTGGAATCCATGCACGACATGGGCTACTCGGTGGAGCAGATCGCGGCGGTGCTGCGGGAAACGAAAGCAAACTATAACCAGTTCCTCGGTTGGGCTGAGGACGGCGAACTCGTTGCATATGACAGGTTGCGCCGGGTGGTCGAAGATATTTACGGCGTTGGAGCCATGGTTGAGCGTGTAGAAGGACAGGGTCCAATTTTCGCAAAAGAGTTTTGATTTTCGGGAGGCTTGAGCATGAAGGTACACGATGCGGAACTGCTTGTAAGATATTGCGCAGACATACCGGCTCGTCTTGCAGGGATTCGCCGTGAGTGTGCCATGCTGGACGATGAGGTGGACACCCTGCGGGGCATGAACATGGACGGAATGCCCCGTGGCGGCGCTCCTGGGGACAGCACCGGAATGATGGCCTGCAAGATGGATGAACTGGGCATCGGAGACCGTTTGCGGGAGCTGGAACGCCAGAAGGTGGAGTTACAGGGCGATGCAAAGCTGATTCAGGGACAAATTGACAGCCTGAGCAGTATGCACAGTCAGATTTTGGTTCAGTTCTACTTTGAGCACAAAAAGTGGAACGATGTGCAGCTTGCTGTGAAGTACAGCATTCCGCACATGAAACGGCTTCGGAATGCTGCGTTGTCCGTGCTGGGCGGCAAGATCGACCGCCTGCCGGAGAAGGACGCTTTATTATCGCGTGCGTTTAACGTGCGCAAGGCTGCACCCCGTGCGGATGCGTTTGCAGAGGGCGACATTCTCTTATAAGGCAAGAGGCTTCAAACCGGCATCGCGTGTACCGCTTCCGAAAAATATCATGTTGTGGCCGTAGAAAAACAACTCGAATACCGGAAAGCCTTGCGAAAAGGCAAAGAAATAACCCGGCGGGTCATTACCTGCCGGGTTTTGTGGAAAGGAGCGCAAAATGCACATCAAAATTGAAATTGACTGTAAACCGGTAAGCCTGCGCAAATATGTTGTGAAAACCATTGCGAAAGAAATCGTGAAAAAGGTTCTCAAGGAGAAACAGGAGTGGTACAGAGAGGAACCTATCATACATGAGCTTGAAGACGCAAGCACTGGCAGGCTGATTAAATGCTGGCTAAAAAATGTTTGGCCGCTTCCACAGCTACATCCTTTGCAATGCTGGCTATCACGTCAACGCTGAATGAACCGGCTTTTGCGGCAGCTTTTTTGACTTTTGCCCAATTCGTGTCAGAACGGATGTTTTCAAGAAAACTATGACCGGAAGCCGTCAAATCGCGTATGTTGATGCGGTACTCATCCACAGTTGAATTGGGAAGGAGTACGATAAAGCCAGATTCGACACAGTATTGGACGGAGTAGATAATATCGTCATTGTCGAACTTGCGTTCGAGTTCGGTCTGATATGCAGGAGGATCGGTAGGTTCTTCACCAAGCATATCAAGAATATTTTCTCGCAAGTAGTGGATAAAGAAACAGTAGTGCTCATAATCCGTGTGTTCCTCAACGCACAGCATAACGGCGCGGACACAATCCATGTTTAACTTCATGCGAAACCATCCTTTCAACACCACAAGCCCGTCAGGTCATCGACCCGGCGGGCTTTCTGTTTTCCGTGATTACTTTTCGTGCGGATGCTCTGGATCGGGTGGAGCGTTGCGTTTGATGATGATCTGCGGCTTGTTCGGGTCCTTGCCCTGCTCCACCGCATACCGGGCGATTTCGTCCGGCAGGCCGACTGGGAACCCGTTTTCGTCCAGCGGGCCATCATAGCCGGTGAAGTCCACCACGTTGATGCAGGGCGGCTCCGGGAGGGTCTTGTAATATCTGCCGTCCGTGTAATTCGTATCGGTGACGTGATCCCACCAGGTGATATCCCCGTGCTCGTCCTGAGCCGCTTCCATTGCGTCCTTTGCCTGTTCTTCGGTGAAGCCGTCGAATGTGAGGCGGGAGCCGTCACCGTATGCAGCCACGACGCGCCACGGTGCAAAAAATTCTTCGTGTTTCATGTAAAACCTCGTTTCGTGATAGGAAATGTATCAAAAATGCCGTTTTTGTGAATGAATTTGACTTTTCGTGTTCCAAAAGTCGAATTTCTTTTTTCGTGATTCAGCCGTTGCCGTACTTGCGGCACAGGTATTCGTAAACGGCTGGCTGGGCATCGTCAAATTCTTCGGCGAACGTGAAGGATTCGACCGGCGGCAATTCGTGTTCAAGGCCGTGGGAATGCGTGGCGATCCACTGCACAAGTTCGTCTTTGCTGGCTCCCTTGCCGGGCTTGCCGCGCCCGATGATGAAAAGCATGAGCTGCCGGAGCATCTTTTCGTCAAGGCAGGACAGGACTTCAACCAGCGGGTAAGGGTTTTCGTTCACCAGCGGGCAGGGGTAAAGTTCATCCCCAATATCCGGGTTGTGGCAGAGGGTGGCTTTGTGCCGGTCGTGTGCTTCGTTGCCCTCACAGAGCATATCCAGGATGAATTTTTGTGCGTTGTCGGAAAGCGCTTCCAGCGCGGTGATGCTGTCGGGGCAGCTGATCTGTTCTGTTGCCATGTGGAAACCTCCAAATCAAATTTTGTTGCTACTATGATAGGCCAAAACGAAAATAAAAGCAATGAATTACAAGAGGATTTCGTGTGCAGATACAAGAAAAGCCCCGGCGGGTGTGCCGGGGTGCTGGATCAGAGCCATTCAAAGTGGGACACGATGCGACGGGACAGCGCATAAGCGATTGCGGCCACATCGTCGTCCGTCTCGCTGACATCCTTGATTGCCCCGGCAAGGTGGGCAATGTCCTCTGTAGTGATGCCGCACAACTTGAGGCTGGCGTTGGACGCGTAGTTCAAAATGCGGTCGTAGGTCTCGCAGTCGCACAAGGTGCAATACTGGTTGGCGATGCAGGCATAGCGGACACCTGCGGCGTCTAGGATGCGGGTTTCTCTGAGTTTGACGTTCATGTTGTGGTTCTCCTTTTCGTTTTCGTGTGGGCTTTGACCCATGAGCGCCCGCCCTGTGTGGGGCGGCTGGGCTTGCACCAGCGGCGGCGGTGGCCGTCGGCCTAGCGGGTTTCGTTATGCGCCAAGCTGCAGCAGGCTGGCGGTGGTGGGGATCAGATGCCGGGTCAGGGTGTCGGTGTAACTCGCTTCGCCCTCGTAGCTGTCCACGATCTTCTGTTCTGCGCGGCTCATTTCGTGATAGGACTTCTTGCCGTAGGACGGGGGCAGCCATCCCTTTTTCTGGCTGGCGAACAGGTTAAATGACTTCAGAACGTCGTCATTTGTAAACTCAATGTGGCAGGTGCCTTTTTTGTAAAACGTGGCGGTGAAGTAGTGCAGCTGGATTTTCTGGCTTTGCCCGGCCTTTTCGGCGGCTTTCAGGGTGGCGCGGAGTGCGTCGCCGTTGTACTTCTGGCCGTTCGTGTCCAGATAGTGCAATGTGCGCTCGATCTGGGAAAGGCTGCGTTCTACATCCCAACCGGGTTCAAACCGGCCGGACCAGCTGTCGAACGCGGGACACCAGAAGATGACCTTTTTGCCGACCTTGTACGCCTCATTCGTGCACCAGCCGTTATAGTAGTGAACATTCTTCGAGTATTCGGAATTGTAGTGAAGATTCGTCCACTTGTCGAACAGCCCAATGATTTCCTTCTCGATGCCCTGGATCATGTTTCGTGACATTTCTTCCCGGATCGTGAGAATGTTGTAGGTACTGAAATCGTAGTCGGACAGTTCCGCAATTCGTTTGCCATACTCGCTTTGCATCTGGGCGGTGAGGTTGTCGCGGATCTGGGGCAGGTCAAAGAGCTTTTGCCAGTACAGCGCCCGCAGGCTGCGGATTGCTTCGTTGTAGTTCTTGTTGAAGCTCAGCACGGAATTTTCCGGCGTTTCGTTGGCGGTGGGAGAAGAAAACAGGCTTTTGATTCCGTTGTACTCCTCATAGATGCGGCGGATGCCCTCAGCGGCGGCGTTGTATCGCTCAATGGCCGCGGTGATGGGGTCAGAAGAAACCAGGGCGGCAAGCTGGGGATCATCGGTCATGCGGTCCGTCATTTCGTGCTGCAGCTCCAGGCGAATTTTGCTGACCGGCTCGCGTTCCGGTATGTTCACCGAAACAAAAGCGATTTCAACATCTGTCCGGCGTGCGGCGTTCTTGAATGCGTCCGGGATGTATTTAACCGTAGCGTGCAGGGCTTCCAGCCGCGCGGCCAGTTCTTTCCGTTCGTTGGTGCAGGGGTTGCGCAGGGTCTCAGCGTTGAGCAGGCAACGGATCATGCCGCCGTCTTTCATCACGTCAAGGGCTTTCAGCAGATGGGCGGCCCCGGCGGAAAAAGGCGGGTTCATCACGATTGCGGCGTACTTCTTGCAGGGGCGGAACGTGAGAAAATCGTCATGCACCACGCGGAAACCGTCTTTCTTCAGCTTTGCGCGGAAATCGCTGGAAAGCTCGATACAGTCAAGATCAAGGCGCTTTGCCTTGTCCATGGAATCGTGCAGCACTTCGCCGGTCTTGCTGTCGTGGTAAACACCGGCGGCGCTGTGGATCGCGCGGGCCAGTGCGCCATCACCGGCAGAGGGTTCCAGGATGGGAGAGGGCAGCGCGAAGAACCGCGCATCTTCCCGCTTCAGGCTGTAAACCATGTTGCTTGCGAGAATGTCCGGCGTGGGGTAAAAGTCCCGGCTGTCGTTGGGGGTCGTCATTGTTCTAACTTCCTTTCGTGTGGTGGTATCACCCCGGCGGGGTGTGGGATCGGGTCGCTTTGCGGTGCGGCCCGTCAAGGTGTCCGGCTTAGTGATACTTCCGTTTCATTCGTTCGACCTCTGCGAATGCTTCCCGGCGGGTATCGCAATGACAACATTCGTGAACGATGAAAGCGGGCATTGTAAAGCCGGGGCTGCCGGTGGGGTTGCGTTCGCCGCCTTTGTGGGTGAATCCGGCTTGCACAGTAAAGCCGCCGCGGCTGGATACAATGATTCTGTATTCCATGCGTTGATCTCCTTTCGTTCAGTCCTCGATGTTGCCGCAGTCGTTGCAGTAAAGCGCATCTTCCGGGTAGTCGTCGGTGAGGTCGTCCGGGGTTCCGTTGCCGTTGATAACCAGCGTGACGCGCTGACCAACGTGCAGGTCGTGGGCGATGGGGTCAGTCTCAGCGCAGTAATAAAACCAGTCGTCGCCGTCCTCTGCATCACTGAAGCAGATTTCAACCTCGTTGTCGGCTTCGTTGGTGCGGGACACGGCCCAGACGGACGCGGCGCGGATCGTGCGCCCGGTCGGGCTGATCCGGTAGTTGCAGGCGGCGGCATGGGGTGCGGCCAGAATGGCGGCGGACAGTGCCAGAGCGGCGGCGGTGGTGATCTTCTTCATGGTTCGTTCTTCCTTTCGTGTTTCGTGGGTTTGTGTTCGGGCTGATCTCCTGGCTGTTGCCGGGGTAGTGGGGCGGGGCCGCTTTGAGCGGTGCGGCCCTGCTGGGGCGTCCGCTGTGATCAGGCAAGGAGACCGGCGGCGATGCTGGCAAAATCGAGTTGCTGCACGACCGGCGCGGGGGCTTCCTGGATGGGTTCGGGTTCCGTGGCGGGCTTGCTGGTCTTTGCCGGGGCAGGGGCTGCAGCTTTTGCAGCTTTGGCGGCTTTCCGTTCGGCTGCCAGCTTTGCGTTATAGGCTTTGATCTCGTCCATGCTCTTAAATCGTCCGGCGGGGGCGGGATTGTTGCTTTCAACCTGTAAGCAGCTGAACAGGTGCGCTTTCGTGGGGTAGAAGTGGGGGTGTTCTGCTGCTTCCTTGCCCTCTGCCTCTGCGGCTTCCCGCTGTGCCTTGCTGGGTTTCGTGGTGAACTGCCACAAGTAGCACTCAATAACGTGCGTCTCGCCCAGTTTGACGGACTGGCCGCGGCGCTTCCATTCGTGGAACGTGTGGACGTTGTCGGCGGTTACAAACAGTTCGGCATCTTCGATGGTGCCGGGGGTCTCGTTGCCGTTCTCGTCGGTGGTGACGATCTGGGCGGCCAGCGCTGCCAGCTGTTCGGGGGTCTTGACTGCGGCGGCGATCTCGTGCCGCTGCTGGGCGGTGAGCTGCTCCATGCAGGCGTTCATGATGATCTGATTGTTTGTCATGGTAAATACTTCCTTTCGCGGTTCGTGGGTTTGGGTTCGGTCTGATCTCCCGGCTGTTGCCGGGGTAGTGGGGCGGGGTTGCTTTGCGGTGCAGCCCTGCTAAAGTGTCCGGCGGGTCAAGCCCGCTTCAAGGTGCATTCCCACCGGGTCACGTCTCCGGCGGCGTTCCGTTCGGCACGTTCGCGGCCTTTCCGGGTCGCGGTGATCTTGTCCGGGGCGGAAACGGTGAAGCACTGGTTTTTGCCGCCGTTGTCGGTGCAGGTGAAAAGCCATTTTGCATTGTTCATGGTTCGTTGTCTCCTTTCATGCGGTGCGGTACATCTGGCCGAAAACGTCCAGCGCGTCAAGTTCGGCGGCCTTTGCCTTTGCGGCGGCTTTGGCGTTCGCGCTGTCGTGGCCGTTGATGTGGTAGGCCCAGGCGAAAGCGTCTGTAATAGCCTGTTCTTTGCAGTTGCGCTCCTGCCGCGCTTCCCATTCGGCCCGGTCGAAGATGTAGATTGCACAGCTCCAGGCGTAGGGGCTGAACACCTGTTCAACCTTGATGTGAAGCGCCTTGCAGCGGTTCAGCGCGGCGGTGATCCGGTCCCGCTCCTGTCGATCCATCGGAACGATGGAATAACACGGGATGTAACGATCATGCACCGGGGTGATGTTCCAGCCGTGGCGGCTTGCCAGGGAATTCACCCGGCGGTCAAATGCGGATGCTTTCCATTCGGTCATGCTTTCAAGCTCCTTTCAGGTTTGGCGGTTGATTCGGTTTGGATCATCCCGGCGGAATGCCGGGACCCCATAAGCGCCCGCCCCGGTTCGGGGCGGCTGGGCTTGCACCAGCGGCGGCGGATGCCGTCGGCCTAGCGGGGCGGGCTTGACTTTCAACCCCTTTCAGTGCTACAATGAACGTGCTTGAAAAGCTCTTTGTTCATTGTGCTTTGCACTTTGGGCGGGTCGTCAACCGTTGGCGCGGTTGGCGGCTTTTTTCTTTTGCCATTCGGCCATCAGCGCGGCCCAGATGGCACGCTTGAGCGGCTCAGGCAGTTTGAAAAACTCTTTGTTCATGCGGTTCACTCCTTTCCGCGGCTGTCTGCCGGTTCAGCTTGCGTCCGGCTGTCTGCCGTGGCGCTTGCTGTGGCTGTATCTTAGCATGAATCATGCCGACTGTAAAGCATGAATCATGCGATTTGGCGAACTGCACAAAAAAGCATGATTCATTCCGTCAAAATTTGCATGGTGCATTCCATGATTTTCTGCTATAATAAACGCGGGCGCGAATAGAGGTGATATAATGCCTATCTCGGAAAAGAAAAAAATAACGAATGACCGGTATTTGTCAAAGTTCTTGACAAAATCAATCAGGATTCCGAAAGAACTTGAAGAACCGTTGAACGCCGCCGCTTCTGCCGCTGGTCAAAGCACATCGGCGTATATACTGCAAGCCGTTCTCGAACGAATGACCCGTGACGGAACCATGGAACAACCGACAGAAAACCCGTGACGGCAAAACCGTGGGGAAGAAGGGGGACTATAGGGGGTTACTGGGGCGGCATAGTACCCACCTACTGGCTATGCTGCATAGGCCATATACCGGTCAGGTAAAGAATCTGACCCCTCCGGCAAACGGCAAAACAGCCCGCCGCCGCACTGCCTGAAGCACCGCCCAACACACCGCGAAACCACGCCGCACACACCGACAGCCAAAAGGCCAGGACAGCCGACGCACCACGCGCCGCCGCCCTGGCCTTTGCTTTTTCTGCCCCGCACCGCACCGGATCGAACCGGTGACAGTTTGACACCGGTTCAGCCCGCCCCGCCCCGATGCGGACAGCAGACCGCCTACACCTGCACCGACAGCGACAGCCAGCACACCACACACCAAAGCACACCGACAACAGCCGACAGCCAGCGCCGCACCCTTGCCAGCTTGAAGAACCCCGCCGCCCCCGCCGCCGCCAAATTGCCAAATGACCGCCGCCGCGCCGCGCTGGACACCCCGCCGCCGAAGGGGTCAGATTCTCCACCTAACGGCATTGAGAACCAGCCGTAGGGGTATAGGCTAAGAGGCTATAGCCCGCCTATCTATCCCCCTGCCCCCTTCCTTCCCGGCCTGGCCGACGGCCTGCCGCCGCCCCGATGGGGCCAAGGTACTGTGCCGCCCGCGCCGCCGGTGCGGGTTCCGAAGCCCCAAAATGTGGCTAGGTATAAAATTTTTTGAAGGGCTTCCGCCCAAAGGCCCCGAAAAATAAGAGGCGGGGCAAAAATTGCACAAGAAATCACGGATATCGTGGGCAAAAACGCATATTGACCGGATGCTGATACTATGCAATACTTAAACCGGTATGTTTCCAAACTTTGAAAGGAGCGTTTATAAATGATGTTCAAAATCTTCGGGGGGGGGGGTAAGAGCATAAAAGCTCTTGCCACCGTAGTAATTTGCTGTTCTCTTATGACGGGGTGCGGCTTGAAGCATCCCGCAAAAGCGCCGTTCAGCAGTACCGAGTGCAAGAAACTGACACGGGAAGAAGCGGTGTCTGAATTGCAGGAAGCAGGCTTTACCGAAATAACAACGGCGGAGGTCGAGACGGTTTCGCTTGCAAAAGATGACAAAGTGGAAAGCGTTATTATTGATGGAGAGGACTACTACAAAAAAGACCATGCGTGGGAAGCGGATGTTTCTGTCGAGGTCACTTCCTATAAGTTGAAAAGGTTCCCTGTTGAGATGACAGTGGAAACAAGCGGAGAAAGTGAAAAGCCGATATTCAAAATCAAGACCAATCTCCCGGAAGGAACAAAGCTGCAGCTCAGTTTGGTGGGCGATGATTTCCAGAAGAACGAAACGGTTGAAGTTAAGAATGGCACAGCCGAAAGCAACGAGGCTTTTCATGGAAGCAGACCGTTACAGGGAGAGTATCTCCTCACCGTCATAATGGACATGAAAGACCAGCTTTGGAACGGTGTGGCAAATGAAGTTGGAATCGACGGAGAATGCCTTGATGGAGAACTGGTCAGAAAAAAGGATGATTCCGACAGGAAGTATGTTTACCTAGAATATCCATATACAGTTGATTACAGCGAATCTGAATCGGCTCATAAAATTTCTGAAGATGAAATGACGGCACTCCTTGACAATGCCCTGAAAAGCGGCTTTGGCTCTGATTACCGCCTGGACAAGGATGATACCGGGTATACGATCTACATTTGGTCTGATGGCAATGCAATGTGTGCGGCTTTGGCAAAGGCGGGAAACACTGAGCAGAAAAAGGCGTGGCAGGATATTGTATCGACAACGGTTGATGCGTCTTTGACGATACAGAACAAGCTGGAAGAAAACGGGTACGATGATTATGTGTCGGTGGTTAATATTCTGAATGATGTGGATCATGACTATGTTCTGTGTACGGCGGCAATGGGTGTGTTGCTTTTTGATTGTACAGAATGAGAAAGCTACCTGTTCATAAAATGTTTACAGTTAAAGGAAAACAAACGCAATGAATAACGCTAGTCGTCCAAAAGATGATACGTTATGATACGATTTTAGTGCTATAATTGGTACAGTGGAATCATGCGAGAGGCTACAGCGCAGCAGGCATCGAGAGCCTTTCGCACATCCATCCGAAGAACTGCAATCGGCAGTAAAACAAAATGCTCTGTCTGGCCCCGCCAGATGGGGCATTTTTCATTGTTGGAGGAAAAGATGGCAAGGCGAAGCGGAGAGCGCGATGCCGCCCGCGCTGAGTACATTGCCCGAAAGAAGAAAGACGGAGTGGTGAATCTCCGGCAGTTGGCGGCTGATCTTGGGCTGAAGTACAACACCGTCCGGCACTGGAAGTCAGATGACCAGTGGGACGGCAAGATCAAGCGCAGACCCGGCGGACAGCGCCGGAATAAAAACGCCGTGGGCAACACCGGCGGCGCACCCACCGGGAACCGGAACGCAGAGAAGGACGGCGCTTATTCTGCAATCTTCTTTGATAAGCTGACCCCGGGGGAAAAAGCCATTTTTGAGGATGCTCCCCGGGGAGGTGTGGATGCTCTGAAACACGAGATGGGGATTCTGAAACTGCGGGAGAAAAAGATACTCGACAAGATCAAACAGTACGAGGACACCCCGGAGGATGAGCTGATCACATCCAGCGTGATGGATATGCGCGTACCCGGCAAGAACAGTGCGGGCGAAAAGGTGGACGGTGCAGTACAGAACATCGGAATGTACAGCAAGGACACGCCCTTTGCCCGCATCCTGAAATTGCAGGAAGCACTCTATAAAACACAAGGCCGAATTGCATCGGTGGCATCGGCGCTGCGGGCGGCAGAGGAAGCCGACCGGCGCATGGAGCTGGAACGGGAACGGCTGGAAATCATGCGGATCAAGGCGACCGGCGAAGTTCCGGGCGAGGACGGTGACGAGGATGGCGCTCTATACGAGTAAGGCCGTGGCCGAATGGCTGGGCATCACAGACCGCCGTGTGCGGGAACTGCGGGACGAAGGTGTGCTGTCCGAAATCCGTCCCGGCGTATTCAACATGAAAACGGTCGTCCGGCAGTACCTCACCTATAAGTTGGGCGGCAAGGACGATCAGGCGAACCTTACAGCAGCCCGTGCCGCCAGAGAGCAGACACGGGCTGATTTTGAACAGATGAAATTGGAGGAAGCAAGGGGCAACCTCCATAGCACCGAGGATGTGGAGCGGGGTATCAAGACGATGGCGGCGAACTTCAAAGCCCGCCTTTCCGAGATACCCATGAAGCTGGCCGGAACGCTGATCCAGGTGAAGGAAGAAGCAGAGGCATACGACATCCTGAACCGTGCGATACAGGAAGCGCTTATGGAACTGAGTGACCCGGATGTGGCACTGGCCGCGCCGGATGCGTCAAAGGACGGTGCGGATGATGAGCAGGAAGGATAGGTGCAAGGGCTGCATCTGGGCCGAGCGCCTGAACGAGAAAACGACATTCTGCCCCTATGCAAGGTGCGTAAAGAAAGGGGGCGGCGAGGATGAGGGTCAGGATGGAACCGCAGACGGAGCGGATGTTCTGCCGGGTCCTGGAAACCCTGAAACCGCCGCCGAACCTGACACTTAGTCAATGGGCAGACCAATACCGGAAGCTGTCGCCGGAAGCGGCGGCAGCACCGGGACAATGGCATACGGACAATGCACCGTATCAACGCGAGGTCATGGATGCGATCAGTGACCCGCATATCCGCAAAGTGGTGGTGATGAGCTGTGCGCAGATCGGCAAGACAGATGGATTCGTCCTGAACCCTATCGCCTACTATTCCAAATACCGACCGGCTCCCATGATGGTGATCCAGCCCACGGTCAACCTGGGCGAAGCCTTTTCCAAAGACCGGCTGACCCCGATGTTCCGGGACACCCCGGCGCTGCACGGGATCATCAACACAAAGAGCCGGACATCGGGCAACACCATCATGAAGAAAAACTTCCCCGGCGGCCAGCTCACCATTGTCGGAGCGAATGCGCCGACTGACCTGCGCGGCCGCCCCATCAAGATACTGCTGGCGGATGAGGTGGATGCTTACCCGCCCAGTGCCGGTAAAGAGGGCGACCCCCTCAAGCTGGCCGAGAAACGCCAGACGACCTTCTGGGATTACAAGACCGTGCTGACATCAACCCCGACCAACAAGGAAACCAGCCGGATCAAGGACGAGTTCGACCTTTCCACGCAAGAGGAATGGAACGTGCCCTGCCCGCACTGCGGGCATCTGCAGCCGTTCACATGGGAGAACGTCGTCTATGACCGGGACAACTGGCCGCAGAGTGATGTGCAATACCGCTGCATCGAGTGCGGCTGCCTTGGAACAGAATACGAGTGGAAGAAGCAGAGCATCAACGGAAAGTGGGTGGCGGAACACCCGGAACGGAAAATCCGGGGATTCCACATGAACACGTTTGGTTCGACCCTCTGCGGCTGGCGCGGTATCGTCCAGCGCTACATCGAAGCCGATGAGGATGAAAAGCGCGGGGATTACGAGAAGATGAAGGTCTGGGTCAACACCGACCTTGGCTTGTGCTGGGAGGAAAAGGGCGAGACCATGGAGGCCAATACCCTGTTTGCGCGCCGCGAGTATTACGAGGCCGAAGTCCCGGACGGTGTGGTTTATCTGACCGCCGGTGTCGATACGCAGGACAACCGTTTTGAAATCGAAGTGGTGGGCTGGGGCATCGGCAAGGAATCCTGGGGCATCCGGTATCAGAAGATATACGGCGACCTCAAGCGCGGCCAGATATGGGCCGATCTTGATGAGTTCCTTGCCCGAAGCTGGAAGAAGAAGGACGGAACGGAATTGCAGCTGCTGGCCGTCTGCATGGACAGTCAGGGACATTTCACGAACGAAGTCCTCCGCTTCTGCAAGGAGCGGGCGAACCGCCGTATCTGGGCCATCAAAGGCCGCGGCGGCGTAGATGTGCCCTACACCCGGAACCCTACCAGAAACAACCGCGTCAGCGCCGACCAGTTCATCCTTGGTGTTGACGCTGGTAAAAACATGGTGCTGGCCCGGCTGAAGATCATCCTCAAGGGGCCGGGCTATTGTCACTTCCCGGCGGCAGAGGATGCCGGTTATACGGAAAACTACTTTGCTGGCTTGACCGCAGAGCACAAAGTGACCCGGTACAAGAACGGCAGGCAGACTGAAGCATGGGAGCTGAAAGACCCGAAGTTCAAACGCAATGAGCCGTTCGATGTCCGAAACTACGCACTGGCTGCCCTTGAGATCACGCAGCCTGCCGGGCTGGAAGTTCCCGGAGAAGAAATCCCGCACCCGCAGCCGCAACGGCAGTATGGACGGCGGAAGCTATCGGGAGGTATCTAACCAATGGCGATTATTTCAAAAGAGCTTGCCGAAAAACATCTTACCCTCTGGCTCAAAGCGGAAGCGGCCTGCGCTTCTGGGCAGAGTTACCAGATCGAGCAGATGGTGCTGACGCGGGCAAGTCTGAAACAGATACGCGAAGAAGTCAAGTTCTGGGCCGGTCTGGTCGCCGAAGCAGAAGCGGAGGAAAAGAGCTACGGACGAAACCGTATCTATAACTTCACGCCGAAGGATATGTGAGGTGGAGCCGATGAAAAAGACTGTGAAAGCAAAGCGGGTACTTGCCCGCCCAAGAGTTTTGTTTGTCAACTCCGGTTACAGCAACTATGGCGCGAACCACACAAAGCGGGCAATGCGCGGCTGGCGCTACCATGGCGGCAGCGCGAAAGAGGACATCGAGGACAACCTTGATACCCTGCGTCAGCGCAGCCGGGATGCCTACATGGGCATTCCCATTGCCACCGGCGCAATCAAGACCCTGCGCACCAACGTGGTGTGCAGCGGGCTTGTGCCCACCCCGCAGCCCGACACGGATTTCCTGAAGCTGACAGAGGAACAGGCCGATGAACTGCAAGCGCAGATCACGCGGGAGTTCGATCTCTGGGCGGACAGCCCGATGGCGGATGCTGACCATGTGGACAATTTCTGGAAGCTGCAGATGCTGGCGTTCACGAGCTTTCTCATGAACGGCGACGCTTTTGCTGTGCCGTCCTACAACGCGAAGAAGTGGAAGCCGTATGACCTGCAAATCCGGCTGGTCGAGGCTGACCGGGTATACAGCCCGGACGGCTTTGACCGGCTTACACCGTGCAGGGTCGATGGCCGGGATGTGCAGCAGATCGTGCAGGGCATTGAAACGGACAAGACCGGTGCGGTGGTTGCTTACTGGATATGCGACCACCACCCGCTTGCAAGGGACTGCGCCACACCGCCGAAGTGGAAGCGAATCGAAGCCTACGGGACGAACACGGGTCAACGGAATGTTCTGCACATCATGCAGCGGGAACGCGCCGGACAGCGGCGCGGTGTCCCTCTGCTTGCACCGGTTCTTCAGGAGCTGAAGCAGGTTGGCAGATACGGTGAAGCGGAACTGGATGCAGCACTGGTCGCCGCAATGGTGACGGTCATGATCCAGCGGGATTCTCCGTCGAACACCGCACCGTTCGCAGAACAGCCGAAGCAGGTAGGAAATATGCCGGACGACGATGTGGGCATTGAACTTGCTCCCGGAGCGGTGTTTGATCTGCGTGCAGGTGAAAAAGCCAATATGCTGGACCCGAAGCACCCGACCACGACCTTTGAGGGGTTTATGGCTGCAATCTCAAAGCAGATCGGCACGGCACTGGAAATCCCGCCCGAGGTACTCTACAAGACTTTTTCCTCAAACTATTCTGCAAGCCGCGGTGCTCTGAACGAGTTCTGGCGCACTTGCGGCATGATGAGGGATAGTTTTGCGGATGACTTCTGCCAACCGATCTATGAGCGGTGGTTTGCAGAGGCTGTGGCAAAGGGACGCATTTCAGCGCCGGGTTTCTTCTCTGACCCGGCCATTGCGAAAGCCTACATGAAATGCACATGGAACGGTCCGGCCCGCACAAACCTTGATGCCGAAAAGGAAATCAATGCCGCGATCCTGAGAATCCGGGAAGGAATCTCCACGGCAGAACAGGAAACGGCGCAGATGACCGGCGGAAGCTGGTCGGCCAATATGCGCCAGCGGGAACGAGAAGCCAAGAGAATGCAGGAGGTAAACGGAAATGCCGAACAGCAAACGCCCGTCAACCGGACAGAAAAACAGCCCGGCGAAAATGAATAAGAAATTCTGGGAGTTCCGCAATCAGGCCGATGGCCAGAGTGCGGAGCTTCTGCTTTATGGCGATATTTCGGAATCAAGCTGGTGGAAGGACGATGTGACCCCGAAGCAGTTTGCAGAGGACCTTGCCGCGCTGGGTACGGTGGACGAGATCACCGTGCGTATCGACAGCGGCGGCGGTGATGTATTTGCGGCGGAGAACATCGGCAACCAGCTTGAGCGCAATTCCGCCAATGTGACGGTCTGCATCGACGGCCTGTGTGCCAGCGCGGCGACCATCATCGCCTGCCATGCCAACAAGGTGGTAGCCGCAAACGACAGCATCTATATGATTCACCCCGTCAGCATGGGAATCTGCGGTTATGTGGATGCCACCGAGATGCGGAATTACCTGAAAGCGTTGGATGCCATCCGGGACACCATCACTGCTTTGTATGCCAAAAAGACCGGCAGACCGCAGGATGAGGTTGCAAAGCTGATGGATGAAACAAGCTGGTGGACGAGCCAGCAGGCCAGGGATGAGGGTTTTGTGGATGAGCTGACCGATGACGAAGTGGAGGATGTCGTGGTGGAGAATCGCGGCGGTCTGCTGTTCGTCAACAGTGTCGGAACACACCTGCCTTTTGATAAGGCTCCCGAATTTGTACAAAACCGGCTGAAAGCAAAGAACGCAACGGGCGGTTTTGAAAATACACCCCCGGCGGAACAGCCGGGTAACGAAAACCATGAGGAGGTAACGAACATGGATGAGATCAAGACCGTAGACGACCTTCGTGCGAAATACCCGGCGCTGGTGGATCAGATCGAGCAGGCTGCCGCCAAGGCCGAACGCGACCGCATCAAGGAGATCGAGGACATGGCACTGCCCGGCAATGAGAAGATGACCGATGAGGCGAAGTTCACGAAGCCCATCAACGCTGCTCAGTATGCCGTGGCTGTCATGAAGAACACCAAGGCGCAGGGCGGCAAGTACCTTGACCTGCTGCACAAGGACGCACAGGAGAGCAATGCAGACGGCATTGCATCCACCCCGCCCGCAGACATCGACCCGGAGGATGCACGGGAAACTGCTTTCCTGAATGCAATCCGCAAGGCGAACGGCGTGAAGTAAGGAGGATGCCACTATGAGCATGGATCTGGAAAAGAAAGTTTACAGTACGGAGCGGGAGCATTTTATTGCCGGTACACGAATCGGCATCACTACTGCCGTCAAGAAAGCATCGGCAGCCGTAAAGGCGCACGCTCCTGTTCTGCTGGACAGCGGCGAGGTCAAACCCGTCACCTCTGCCGATGGTCCCTACACCGGGATTTACGGCATCACTGCTGACAGTGCCGATACCGGCGCAGAAGCCGTGATCTATCTGACCGGTGAATTTTTCGCAGATGCTCTGGCGCTGGAAAGCGGCGTGAAAGCATCCGACATCGAAGTGCCGCTGCGCAGCATCGGTATCTTCCTGAAGTAAGGAAGGAGGGCAAAGACTATGCCTAACAACAGCAATCAGATCGACATTTATGAGCCGCGGTATCTGGCCGAGGTCGTGCGCACAGCTCCTGCAATCAGCACGTTCTTCCGCGATACTTTCTTCACCAACGTTAAGGTTTTCCCCACCGAGCGTGTTGACATCGACATCGTGAAGGGCGACCGCCGCATGGCTCCGTTTGTTCATCCCCGTATGGGCGGTAAGGTGATCGAGGGCGCAGGCTACTCCACCGAGAGCTTTGCACCCCCGCTGATCAACCCGGCGGACATCAGCACCGCAGACCAGTTCATGACCCGCCTGCCCGGTGAGGACCTGTACAGCGGCATGACCCCGGACGAACGCGCGGCACAGCAGCTCACTGACGACTATAACCGCCTGAACGATATGGCTACCCGCCGCGAGGAATGGATGGCCGTGCAGGCTATCGTCAACGGTTCCATCCCGGTGGTCGGCGAGGGCGTGAACGCTGTGATTGACTTCGGCCTGACCAACAAGGTGAAGCTGGGCACTGCAAAGCAGTGGGGCAAGGACGGCGCAAAGCCTCTGGACGATCTGGAAGATTGGACGGATAAGGTGCTCATCAATGGCTTCACCAATGTGGATATGGCGATTATGGGCAAGACTGCCCTGCGCAACTTCCTGAATGACGCAGGCGTACAGAAGATGCTGGACAACCGCCGCATCACTCTGGGCGAGATCAAACCCGCAAACCTGCCCAACGGCGTGAAGTACATCGGTACGCTGCTCAAGCCCAATCTGGAAATCTACACCTACAGCGAGGTGTATCTGGATGACTGGACTGACCCGGAGAAACCGGAGACCAAGCCCCACATTCCTGACAATGCGGTGATCCTGATCGCGTCTCACCCCAACTACATGATGGCATACGGCCTGAACAAGTACCTGGATGATACCAAGACCTGGCACGTTGCCCAGAACCAGCGCCTGCTGCGCACCTTCGTGGCCCATCAGCCCGACCGCCTGATGATGGAGCTTCAGACCCACCCGCTGCCTATTCCTGACAAGGCTGACAGCTGGCTGGTCGCTGAGGTCTGCTGATCTCATGCTGGATGTAGATCAGGTGTACGGCGATGCTCCGCAGGAGGAAATGCCGCTGACGTTCAAAGACTTTGTGGCGCAGGATGTGGAGAACGTGTTCTTCAACATTGACGAGTTCGCAGAAAGACGGTATGTCGATGGGCGGGAAATGCTCTGCATCACACAGCATCCGGGCACGACGGAACGCGCGGCGCACTGGGAGGGCGGTGCAAAGCAGAGCTTTGATGAGGGAATGTACAAAGCTGATCTTCTGCTCTTTGTCAAGAAACAGGACTATGGGCCGATGCCGAAAAACGACAAGTTCATCACCCTGGACAAGAGGCGGGACTACAAGATCAAGAAGTGCTCCCTCAAGGCAGGCGTATACCGCATGGAGCTGGAAAGGGTAAGAGGCTGAGATCATGGCTTATTTCAAGACCATATATGACCCTAAGACCATGACCGTTTCGGTCGATGACGAAGAAGTGACCCGTGCGCTGGGAATCTTGGGGGACAAGACCCCGGCGGCGCTGAAGGTAGCGGTAAACACTACGGCACGCGAGAGCCGGAAGATGATGCTGTCCGAGGTCAAGAAGCGTTACGACCTTAATGCGAAAGGCCGCCAGATGATCGAGGATTTACGTCAGCGCCAGAAAGCAACGAACCGCCGCCCGACGGCAATCCTTGCTATTATGAAAAACGACCCCGGTGCATTCCGGGCTGATCTTGGCTATTTCAGAACTACTCCGAGCAAACCGTTTATGGGGCCGAGCGTCCAGAACGCGCCGGAGTATTTCAAAGGCCGCGTGCTGAAAGGCCATCCCCTGCGGGAACTGAAAGCCGGAGCAAACAGCGACCATCCCGGAAAGTCGATGAGCAAGGGCTTTCTGGTACGGTTCGATTCCGGTCACATCGGCATGGTTCAGAGATCAATCAATGAACCGGCAGACCGCCCGAAAGATACGCGCTGGAAGAACAAAAACGGTGTCGTGGAAAAGCTGTACACGATGTCCAGTCCTTCCGGTTCTGCGATGCACCACACCGTGTGGGAAATGAAGGAACCGCTTGTGGAGAAGATGCTGCAGGAGAATACCCTGAAGCAGATTCGCAAGATCGAACTTCGGGCAAAGCGAAAGGGCGTGATCTGAAATGCAGGAAGAAGTCGGCTACACCAGTGAAATGTGCCAGCAGGCAATGATGGAGGAACTGGAATCGCTGTTCAAGGACAAACTGTTCACCGGTCAGGAGGGCATGAAGCACCTGAACATCTACAAGCAGTTCCTTCCCATCCAGACCACAGATGACGATGAAGCGGACAAGAACAATTCTCCGTTCCCCTGCATCATCGTCAAGGAGACCAGCGGTGAAATCGACGATGAACACTCTCCGCAGCTGGTTCTGATCCAGCTCGTGATCTGCGGATATGACCGGGAACTCGACCGGCAGGGCTATGTTGATACAGTAAATATCAAGGAAGCCATCATGCAGCATTTCAAGCGGAAGCCCGTTTTCGGCGGAGCGTTCAAAGTCAGCTATCCCAGAAAGTGGGATCTGTCCGACGATGATACCGACTATTACTACTGGGGAATCGTGAACTTTATCTGCGAGACCCCGAACAACATCCGAAATGAAGAAGTGGAGGCGCTGATATGAGCGACAAGGAAAAGACCACGGCAGAGGCCGCGGCTCCCGCAAAGACCCCCGCGCAGCCGGAGGCTGTGGCATACTGCGGCCCGACCATCAAGGGCATTGCGGCGCAGGGTACGGTTTTCGTGAACGGCTTGCCGGACAAGCTGACCGAGAAAATCACCGAGTTCCCGGCGCTGAAGGGCCTGATCGTTCCCCGCAGTAAGTTTGCGGAGACCAGGGTACGGGTCGAAAAGGAAGGCACGGCGGAGAACATTCTGTTCAAGAAAGCCGTTGCCCTCTTGAAGTAAGGAGGAACAGATATGGCTATGAATCATGGCTTTAACGTCACTGAGGCCGAAACGAAAGTAACTGCGCCGGTCTCAGTCAATTCGGGCCTGCAGGTCATCGTGGGCACTGCCCCGGTGAATATGCTGCCGGACCCGGAGGCAGCGGTGAATACCCCGCTGATCGCACATACCTATGCGGAGGCTGTCGCAGCAATCGGCTACAACAGCGATTTTGCAAAGTACACCCTGTGCGAGGCGACCAGCGCAAACTTTCAGGTGATGGGCGTTTCGCCGGTCGTCTTTATCAACGTGCTGGACCCGGCCAATGCAAAGCACACCACCGCATTGGCTGAGAAGCAGGTGCAGGTGAACGACGGCGCTGCGGTGATCGAGGACACCGGTGTGTTGCTGAATAAGCTGAAGGTCAAGAACGGCGCGACCGACCTGAAGGCGGATGAGGACTATGTGGCAACCTTCAACAACGACGGTACGCTGAACATTGCACTGGTGTCCGGCGGCAAAGGCGAAAGCGCGACCACGCTGACCGTCAGCGGCACACTGCTCGACCCGTCCAAGGTGACGGCTGAGGACATCGTGGGCGGCGTGGACATTCAGACCGGCAAGGAAACCGGCCTTGAAGTTGTTCGTCAGGTGTTCCCGAAGCTGGGCATGGTTCCGGGCATCCTGCTTGCACCGCGCTTCTCCAAGAATGCGATGGTCTGCGCAGCGCTGCAGTCCAAGTGCCGTAAGATCAACGGCACGTTCAATGCAGTCTGCTTTGTGGATATCGACAGTTCCGAGAGCGGCGCGAAGAAGTACACCGATGTTGCCGAACAGAAGGTGAAGCAGGGTGCAACCTCGAAAGAGGCATACGCCCTGTGGCTCTATGGCAAGATCGGCACTGCGATCTACAGCGGCAGTGTTCTGGCTGCAGCAACTGCTGTCTATAACGACAGCCAGTATAACGACACCCCGAATGCAAGCCCCTCCAATGTGAGCGTGCCGGTGTCTGCTGCCTGCCTTGAGGACGGTACGGAAGTGCTCCTGGATCAGGAGCAGGGCAACGTCGTCAATGACGGCGGCGTAGCGACCATCGTGCGCAGCGGCAGCTTTGTGATCTGGGGCAACGAGACCTGCTGTTACCCGCAGAACACCGACCCGAAGGACGCTTTCCTGTGTGTCCGCCGTTTCTTCAACCACACCTGGGCAAAGTTTGTGCTGAAGAATATGTCCAAGCTGGACAAGCCAATGTCTCCCAAGCGGCTGCAGTCCATCGTTGACAGCGAGAACATGGCGGGCACTGCTTATGTTTCCAATGATACCTGCGCCAGCTACCGCATGGAAGTTGACACGGAGCAGAACACGGCGGAGGAACTGGTGGCAGGCCACTTCCACTTCTACCAGTATTGCACCCCGTACACCCCGTTCAAGCAGGTCAACAACACCATGGAATACGAAGCGTCTGCACTGAGTGCTGCGCTGTCGCTGTGAGACGGAGGACATAAACCATGAGCCTGAATATTTCGAGTAACCTCATCCCGCAGGTCGTAAACGACTACAACGTCTACAGCGAGGATGAGAAGTTGATTGGTCTGGCAGACGAAGTTACCCTGCCTAAGATCAAAAACAAGACCACCACCGTTGCAGGCATGGGCATCGGCGGTGACATCGACTCTCCCGTGCCGGGTCAGTTTGAATCCATGGAGGCAACGCTGAACTGGAACACCCTGTACAGCTATGCCACCAAGATGATGAACCCCAACAAGACCATCCAGGTGACCCTCCGCGCCGCATTGCAGAATTCCAACAAGGAGGGCGGCTACAGCTATAAGGGTATGCGCATCGTCCTGGGCGGCAGCCCGAAGGAACTTGACCCCGGCAAGGTGAAGCGTGCCGATACCATGGGCAGCACCACCACGCTGGAAGTCACCAAGTACCTTGTCGAGGTGGACGGCCAGACCGTCATCGACATCGACAAGCTGGGCGGCCGCTACTTCGTTGACGGCGAAGATATGCGGTCTGAGATCAACGCGCTGATCTAACAACATCGGAATAATCGGTCGTCCTGTGCGGGGCGACCGATATTTTTTGCAAAATCGGAAAGGACACTGCAATGAGCGAAATCGCTGTGAAATTCGAGAAGCCCTATAAGTTCGAGGGCAAGGAGTATACCGAAATCGACCTGTCCGGCATCGAGAAGATGACGGTTTCTGATCTGATCGACATCCAGAAAGAGCTTATGAGCGAGGCGGCATCTTCGTTCGTCATGGAGACCACGGCATCCTTTGCTCAGGTCATGGCGACCAAGGCCAGCGGGAAGCCGGTGGAGCTGTTCAAGCTCATGCCGCGCGGTAAGATCAAGCAGGTGCAGACGGCAATCCTGAAATATCTGAACGCCGACCAGAAAAAAGAGGACATCGAGAAGCACCTGCTGAAGTTCGAGAAGCCCTACACCTACAACGGCGACGGGAAAGCGGACATCAAAGGCCAGACTTTTGAAGCCGTTGACCTGTCCGGTGTGGGTGAGCTGAACGCGATGAGTGAATCTGCGGCGGAAAATCGCCTGACCGGCGCGGGCTTCCCGGCGGTGAACACCGAGCGCAATTACCTGTATGCCGCAATCATTGCGAGCATGGGCACTGGCTACCCGGTCGATTTCTTCACCGGTCTGCCCGTCCGCGAAGCTGCCAAGCTGCGCAACGCGGTGGACGCTGATTTTTTCGAGTAAAAGGCGGAGCAAAACTGTTGCGTAAAGCCGCAATACAACTCTCTGCCGTAACACATTCCAGCCTGACCGACTATCTCTCCATGCCGAGGCGGGATTTGGTAGAGCTGTGTAACGAGGTGGCAGACGTATGGCGGGAAATGGAGCACTAGACCTCAGCATCCGCATCATGGGCAAGGTTGATCCTTCGCTCAAGAATGCGATAAGCCAGACCAAGAACCTTACCGGGTCTCTGGGTCAGGCGCTGATGGGCACGAAGTCCCTGACAAGCGCAGTGGCGGACACGCTGGGCGTGATCGGAAAAACCGGTCTTGCAGCAACAGCGGCGTTTACCACGGCGGCGACCGTCGGCATAAAGTCCTGTACGGACGAGGCAAAGAAGTTCGAGGCACAGATGGCTCCCGTCATGCGCTATGTGGATGGACTGGCAGACAGCGCAGGCAAAGCATCGGAGGCAATGGCCGGCAACGGCCAGACCTTCGCGCAGAACTACGCTGAGATGAAGGACTATATCCAGGACCTGAGCCGTGACATTCCCCGCACCACAGAGCAGCTTACGACCATGAGCGCAGCTCTGGGCCAGTCCGGCAAGGGATTCTCAGAACAGGCCAGCACCGGTATCCTGCGCGACACAGCTGTTGCTGCTACCGCAATGGACCTAGATGACCAGACCGCCGGTGACTACATGGCAAAGTGGGAGGTTGCGTTCAGCAAGAAAGACGCATCGGGCAAAACGGTCAACTACAGCCATGATGACGTTATGCGTCTGATGAACCAGATCAACTATGTGGCAGCAAACAGCGCAACGACCGCGCCGGAACTGGCCGCTGCGGTCAATGCTTCTGCATCGGTTGGTCAGCTTGCCGGTATTGACCCTTCTACAACGGTAGCCCTTGCGGATGCAATGCTGGCAACCGGTGTCAACCCGGCATCCGTTGGAACGAGCATCAAACGAACCTACATCAACCTGACGAAAGGCAAGAGCGCATCCGACACCATGGAAGGTGCATGGAATGAGCTGGGCTTTACGGCAGAGGGCATAGCGAAGTCGGCGCAGAAGGACGGCGCTGGGACACTGGAAAAGGTGTTTGCAACCATCCGGCAACTGCCCAAGGAACGACAGCTTGCGACGCTGAACACGCTGTTCGGATCGTGGGCGACCGAGGGAACGGCAAAGGTCACAAATAACTGGGATGTTTACGAAAAAGCATTCCGGATGGTCAACGACCCGACGGCTTATGCTAACAGTATGGAGCGCGAGTTTGCCATCAACTCCGGTACGGCGGAAAGCATCGACATCATGAAGTCGAACGCCAGAACTGCCATGATGCAGGATGCAGGCGATGCTTTCCTCCCGGCGTACAAGGAACTTGCCAAACTCCAACTGGACATCTACACGGATATCGACAACAACCTCCCGAATCTGGAACAACTCGTAACGTCCTTCATGCCTTTGCTGCGCACTGCGGTGGAGGGCATCGGGGGCGCAATCAAGACCGCATTGCCTTATGCGCAGAAACTCATTGACGTAATGGCGCAGGACCCCGGAACAACGCTGAGAGTAATCGGCGGAATGGTAGGCCTGTTCGCGGCAATGAGCGCAGCGCCGAAGGTGTACGGTGCTGCCAGCTCTGTTGCAAGGGTGGTTGGGAATTTTGCCATCGGCGGAAGATCGAGCGGAATCCCCGGCGGAACGCTGGGCGGGATCACCGTAAGTAATCTGCTGGAGGCACTTTCTCCTACGAGCCTGTTCCAGAACACGGTGTCCGGGGCTGGAAAGCTCAACACCGTTGTGCAGGGCGCGAGATACGGCGCTCAGATGGCCGCGACTGGAACGGCCCAACCGACAACCCTGCTGGGAAAAGTCGGGCAGGCTGTGAACGGTGCGGGCATCGGCACATGGGCGGCGCTGAAAAACTTCAAGGGCTTGCAAAGAGGAAGCTCGAAAGCAAACCTTTCCTTCGTGAAGGATGTGATGGGGGCCACCGAATCCGGTGGTCTCTTGGGCATCCTGAAAGGCTCGTCTGTTGGACAGTATGCAAGTCGAGTTGGGCAATCTTTGACAGGACTAAAAAATTCCGTCGTCGGTTTTGGCTCGAACAACCCTGTGGGAAGAGTTGTGGCAAAAACGGGAAACGTCGCGGGACAAATCCTTTCCGGTATTGCTGGCCCAAATGGTCTTGACCTTGGTGGCATGGCCGGAGGCGTAAAGAACTTCCTTGGAGCCGGAAAAACGGTAATCGGCAATAGCCTGTCGAATGCGTGGCAAGCAGTCAGCCAGTCAAAGGTTGGCTCTGCTGTGCTTGGCGCGGGAAGCAAGGTCGCCGGTGTCGCGGGAAAGGTGGCTGGCGGAGCGTTAAGTACAGCCAAAGGCGCACTGAGTATTGGTGGTGCTGGTCTAAACGTCATCGGCACAACGGTCGGTCCGGTGGCCGCGAAGCTGGGCAGCGGATTTATGTCCCTGCTCGGAACCTTCGGCCCGGCCATCACGGGCGTTGGCACTCTGATCGCAGCGGTAAGCCTGCTGGGTGATCACTTTGAGGACATCCGCGGCATTGTGCAGCAGGTGTTCGGTGACGGTGGCCTTGCCATATTCGATGCTTTTGCGGGTAAGATCGGCGGCATTGCGGAAAGCATCAAGACTGTGTTCTCCCCGGAAGGATTACTGAACATCCAGCAGAGCCTTTCCGGCCAGAGCTTCTTCGGGATGAACCTCGGTGAGGCTTTCGGTGCAGCAATGCCGGTGATCGAATCTGTGGTG